CATAGCTGATGCTACCAAATTTGTAAAAGTTTATGCTACTAACTACAACGTTTTAAGAGTTATGAGTGGTATGGGTGGTTTAGCATACTCTAACTAAATCTAATATTACAAATATATATTATTACAAATCTACATTTATAATATTACAAATACATAATATTATAAATACACACATTATATTTTAAAATGTATGTTTTAAAATATAATTTATTATATGTTATTATAATAAATAATATGGGTGGAGGTGTTATTCAACTGGTAGCTTATGGTGCCCAAGATATTTATTTAACAGGTAATCCTCAAATTACCTTTTTTAAAGCTGTTTATAAAAGACATACAATGTTTGCTATTGAAAATTTTCCACAATTAGCTATAGGAAATGCTAGATTTGGAAATAAATTAACATATGTAATTACAAGAAAAGCTGATTTATTAGGCAAGAGTTTTTTGGAATTATATTTAGAATTTAAAGATGAAGATGGAAAAATATTAACATTTAATGAAATTAGACAAGAAATTTGTCTAACTGAAGGAACAAATTCGCTTGCTAAATCTTTTGGATATTCTCTTATAGATTATATTGAAATTGAAATTAATGGAACCAAAATTGACAGACATACTGGACATTGGATGGCTATACAATCCGAATTGACAAAAACATTTAATGAAAGAATTAATGATATGTTTTTACATGATACTTTTTATAATGCTCCTCATATTAGTGAGAATGCTATTTTAATTACTATACCATTACAATTTTGGTTTAATAAAGACCCTGGATTATATTTACCACTTGTTGCTTTACAATATCATGAAGTAAAAATAAATGTTAAACTCAACAATGAATCATTGATTATTTTTACGCCAGGTGAATTTGGTAGAAATAGTATTTTTCACAAACCTGTTAAAACTATAGATATAATCGAAATGAATCTTAATTGTGACTATATTTATTTAGATACCGAAGAAAGAAAACGTTTTGCACAAAATTCTCATGAATATTTAATTGAACAAGTTCAGATGTTACCTGGAGAACATTGTCGATCGTCAAATACTGATATGTTAGTTCCATTAACTTTTAATCATCCTATAAAAGAAATTATATGGACTATACATGATAAAGCCAATAATGCTTTACTTGGACCTATATGGAGTGGTCAGAAAGATAGAATAAAAAAAGCTGTTATTCAACTTAATGGAGTTGATAGATTTCCAGAAAAACCTGGAATATATTTTCAAACAATTCAAAAATCAAATCATCACACTGGTATTGATTTACATGATTTTTTAAGTATTAATGGCTATTTTGTTTCAAAAATGCTTAATAGCAACAGCAATGTGTTATTCAACGAATTAGATTATACTAGTTTACCTATTGCTAAAATAGACCCATTTATTTATAGTTTTGCTTTAGAACCTCAAAAACATCAACCCTCCGGTTCATGTAATTTTTCGCGTTTAGATAATGCCGTTTTATCAATGACTTTAAACCAAAATTCACCTGACATTATTGGTGAAAAAGGATTGGATATACGAATATATGGTTTAGGATATAACGTTTTAAGAATTGTAAATGGAATGGGTGGTTTAGCTTATTCTAATTAATATGTTATATTAATATAAATATTATATGCTTTTATATTAATAAAACTAAATAATGGGATGCGGTACTTTATTACAAATTGTAGCTTATGGTTCCCAAGATATTTATCTTACCGGAAATCCCCAAATTACTTATTTCAAAGCTGTATATAAAAGATATACTAATTTTGCTATAGAATCTGTTCAACAAAATTTTATAGGCGGTATTAAATTACAAAATGGAAATGCTAATAATATTAAAACGAAAGGAACACTATGTAAATATAGTTCCATAATAAATCGTGTTGGGGATTTATTACTAGATATGCATATCGAATTAGATATTTCACAGCCAACTGAAAAAAATGAATTTGGAGATATTATATTAAGCAAATTCGTCAAAAGACCTGCTTATGCCTTAATTGATTTTATTGAATTAGAAATAGGAGGACAAATTATTGATAAACAATATGGCGAATGGATGGATATATGGTCACAACTAACTCATACATATGAACAATATACAAAATTAGAGCGATTGGTTAATTGTAAACTCAAAGCATATAATAAAAATAATTTAAAAAAAAATATATTTAAAATGTATATTCCTCTTAAATTTTGGTTTTCCAAAAATCCGGGATTAGCTATACCTATTATTGCGTTAAAATATAATGAAATAAAATTTAATATTTCTTTTAAAAAAAATATATCAATAGTTAAAAAACAGTCAGAAAATAATACTATAATTACACCTCCATTAATAGATAATATTAATTTGTATTGTGATTATATATTTTTAGATACAGACGAAAGAAGACAAATTGCAATGTTAAAAAATGAATATTTAATTGAACAAGTCCAATTTAGAGGTAATTATACATTCGATAAAGAACGTGAAGATGTCAATATTGATTTAAATTTTAATCATCCCGTAAAAGAATTAGTATTTTTATGCCAAGATAATGATTTAATTGACCCGACGAAATCTAAATACGCACCATTCGCATATAATATATCTAATAATGGCGGAGACTTAGTTAAAAATGCTAGGATACTTTTTAATAATAATGACCGATTTTCTATAAGAGAATCTAGTTATTTTAGATTGGTTCAACCGTATCAACATCATATTGGTGGATATGATCATGATAAAAATAATGATAATGAAAAAGGATATTTTTATATATATTCATTTGGATTGAATCCCGGAGAATATCAACCAAGCGGTTCGTGTAACTTTTCAAGAATTGATATAGCACAACTTATATTAAAATTAAATCATTCAATTGGAGATACAAAATCAATTAGAATATATGCTATTAATTATAATGTTTTTCAAATATATGAAGGAGTTGGTTCTTTATTGTATTTAAATTAAATAATCGATTCATCATTCATTCATTCATTCATCCAATTTAGGAATTTAGATATTAAGATTATAATAATTGATTTAATAATTGGTTTATTAACTAAGCGAATTGATTTAGCGCGGCTTCTCTTTGTTCATTAATTTGACGTTGTCGTTCTTCTTCTATGTCTCTATGTTCTGTGGTTATTCTGGTTCTTCTTCGATTTTGTAGTTCTCTTCTACGTTTTATATCTATTAAAAATCTTTTTTTTAAAAGTTGTATTTGCTCTTTTAAAAAATTTCGTTGAATATGAAAATCCAATTCTCGATCAATTCTAAAATCAATATCTGTTAATGTATTTAATTTTTCTAAAATTAAATTTAAGTCATCAAACGTGTGTGCTTTTTTTTCTAATTTAGCTAAATGTTTTATTTTAGTTAAATTACATGTTTCTCTTTCCCAATATCCCCATTTAAAAGAACAAGTTCCGTGATTCAACGGATCATAATTTTCATGTTCCTCTTCTTTATCAGGCTTCCAATAACATTTGGGATTACTGATATTATAACATAAATTGCAACTTGTTTTATGTTGATTATGTGGCAATTGTCTAAGATGATTAAATTTTTCTACACAAATGGGATTCGATGTAGTATTTGTCATACGGTTTATAAAAAACCCTCGTTTCCTGGGACGTTGTTGTGCTCCACCTTTTATATATTTGTTTAATAATTCCATACCTTTTTTACTATAAATATTATATTGTTTACGTGTATAAGGTTCAATAATTGTATTGTACATCATCTATATATTAATTTAATATTATTTATTAATATGAAATATTCTATTAATATGAAATATTCTAATATTAATTTATATTTTCATTAAATTACTTTATTATATGTTTTTATATTATTAAGTATGCCAAAATATAATATTTACATTATAGCAAAAAATAAAGAAATATTTGAAAAAAAAGAACAAATATTAAAACAAACTTCCGGAGAAAAAATAAATTTTATAATATGGGTCCCTGCAGTATATATAAAAATATCACAAGCAAATAAACGAGTATTAAAGGATTTAAATACACGTTATAACACTGGTATAAAAAAAATACTATCAACTTTGGGATGTATTGCAGCGCATCGCAACGCATTATTGCAAATTTGGACTCATAAAACCAATAATAATATTGTTCTTGAACAAGATTTTAAATTTAATAACCCCTTACCATCTCCTCCTGTAAAAACTTGTTATTTGGGTGGGTGGATTATACCTAAAAATATATCCGACGCTGGTAAAAAACAAGTTAATATAAATCTTGTAAAGGGTATGAATAAAATAGATTATAAAGAATTTTCAATAATAATGGCACATTCAATATTTTATAAAACCTATACAGATGCGTATAATATATTTACACAAACAATTACAGATAAAATTAAAAATTGGGATATATTTTTAAAAAATACAAAATATATAAAATATTTTAATTACCCAGAAACATTTATACAAAATGACCAAGATATTTCGGAAATACAACATAAAAAAAATAAATATGATAAAAGATCTATTAATTATGGGTTACCTTTTACAAAACCTCGAATAAAAAAGAGTCGTAACAAAATTAATAAAATATCAAAACATATATTGTAGAGTAAAAACTGCCAAATATGAATAAATATGGATGACAATTTTATTTTAAATATACTTAGTTGTAAAATAATATCTTTTAGTAAATTATATTAATGACTAAACAATTTAATTTAATTTATATGGCTAAACCTTCTTATGGTGGGTGGGTTGCATTTACGGTTCATTTGGCTCTAAAATATGGGTTTTCTTTGTATAAAATAGGAAACAAAACTGAACAAAAAAAATGTGGTAAACCAACTCTAAGAGATTTCGGATATGGTGTTAAATATCAAAATTTATCTATAGATGATGCTTCTAAATTACCTAATGTTTTAATAACTGCAATTGATAAAAAATATTATAAATATCTGGATTCATTTAAAAATGGCACACATATTGTTATTCATGACCCAACGGAAGTTAAAGGTAAAAGTACCGCACCCGTAATTAAAAATTTACCAAGATTTAATGTTATAACTATCAGAAAAACTGTTAAAACATATTTAGCGAATGGAATTAATACTGGAAAAGGTACTAAAACTGTAAAAATAAAAAGCAAATTTATGCATCATCCATTTTATGAATATCCTATATCAAATACAAAAAAACAAGGTGCTGTTGCTACTTCTCGTATCGATTTTGATAAACATACTGATATCATATTAAAAGCTAATAATATGGTTAATCCTAAAAACAGAGTTGCTATATATGGTGCAAAAAACGATTTATATGTATATCATCATATAAAAAATAAATTGAATTTAGACATTGAACGTGATTATAAAGGTAAATTTAATAAATCTTTCAAAGATTTAAATAATATTTTAGGAAAATCGAAATTTATGGTCGATCTTTCAGCAATTAAAAATGATGGTGGGGGTAGTCAATATACTTTTTTAGAAGCTATTCATCAAGGAACTGTTCTTGTACTAAATAAAAAATGGGTGGATAATGTAAATACTCCTTTTATTAATGGTAAAAATTGTTTAGTAATAGAAGATGAATATGACCTCGCACATATATTAAAATCTAAACATATACCTACTGAAAAAATAGCAAAAAACGCTAAAAAATTATTAAAATGTCATATTAAAACTGATTGGTATAATTTATAATAATTTATAATAATTTATTAGAAACATACAAATATTTATTTGTTCATATAATTTTATAATAATAAATTATTTTATCTAATAGTAATGGTAAAACTTACTATTTACTTACTATTTAATATTGTTAATACTGTGTCTTTTGATAATTGTTTTTTAAGTTCTTTATTTTCATCTTCAAATTTTTGTTGAAATATTTTATATTTTGAATATTTAGTATTTTGTAATTCTTCTTTTTCTTTTTCAAATTGCATATCTAATATATTAAATCCTTTATCAACCATATTTTCTATAACTTCCCGCTTATCGCGTATTTGCCACTTATTATTTTTAAATACCGAAGCATAAGGCAATTTTTTATTTGTAATTTTTATATTTTTATTTTCTGGATAACTTGGATTAAAATGTATATTTTTTATTAATTTAGGAACCGCTGAAAATGGTATTTTTAATAAATTTTTAAGATAATTTGCAGTTATATAATCTAAATTTTCATTACCATAATTATTTAGAATTATATTTTGTTCTTTTATATATGTATTTTGGGTATTGTTATTTCCTACTTTTTCTAATGCCTTTAATAAACCCTTATGCATAAGTGCTTCTCGTTTATTATGTTCTTCTTTTAATAGTTTTATTTGATTTGACATAAAATCTACTGATACTGTAGTATCGCCACGTTTTTTTTTCGCTTTACATTTTTTAATATGTCTATGTAAATTACTATTTTTAGAATAACATTTTTTACAATATTTACATTGATGTTTTTTATTTAAATTAGAAAATGAATCAATCGGTTGAATCATATCCGAATCAATTTGTTGAATCATATCTGAATCAATTGATTTTAAATTAAAATTAGAAAATGAGTCAATTTGAGCCATATCATAATTAATTAATTTTAAAGAAGAGTCAATAGGAGTCATTTTGGAGTCAATTAATTTTGAAGAAGAGTCAATAGGAGTCATTTTGGAGTCAATAGGAGTCATTTTGGAGTCAATTAATTTTAAAGAAGAGTCAATAGGAGTCATTTTGGAGTCAATAGGAGTCATTTTGGAGTCAATAGGAGTCATTTTGGAGTCAATTTTAATTAATTTTTTTTCAAAATTTGGTTGGATTATTTTTTGATTAATTTTTAATTTTAACACCTCAATGCTCAATGAACTATGTAACGGAGGACATTCTCTCTTCCTTTTAAAATGATTTTTAAGATTACTTTTATATTCAGTAATATAACCACATCTTTCACAAGAATACATTTTATTATATTAAGTTTAGGTTTTATTTTTAAATAATTAATTGATTAATTTTTTATTTTAATCGATTTTGATTGATTTTTTACGTCGATTAATTTCTTAAAAACGTTACCTTAACGTCTAACACTTTATCGATTAATTTTTATGTATTTTAGGAGGTTTTAAAATTAATTAATTAATTAATTAATTAATTAATTAAAATAAAAGGGGGGGGGGGTTTTTTTTTTTTTTA